TCTGTGGGCACATTCTTTTGACCTAGTTTAATGTGAATGTCGGCTGTAAAAAGTAATTTCATAATATAAGATAAAATAGCCTGCTAAACTTTTGGCTTAGCAGGCTGGATTATTAAGCTAAATCTTTAACAGCTTCACGTTCGCTATCTGTTTGATTCTCTTGTTCCTCTTCTTGGCCTTTTTGCAGTTTCTCGATTAAGGCTTTTACCTCGTCGCTGGTGGGGCGAGGATACTTTTCATCAATAGATACTGCGGTATCAGCTAGCTTACGCTCGTTATCACCAAGGCTGCGCTGTTTACAACGAAGAACTTGCAGGGTGTATTCAACATTAAAAGCTAGTGGGCCAGTTTTATTACGCTTAAACACCACATCCCAACCAGTATCGTAGTCAGTAGGGTCGCCCAGATCTTCTGCAGCAGTTAGGATTTGCTCAAACAGTTTCTTTTTAAGATTTAGTACTTTAACTTTTCCATCCTTAGGATCAATACAGTTAACTGCATAGCTCCAGGAGCACTTCAAGTCAGGATACGAATCTTGTACCCAATCTTTTTCTAGATTATCAAATTTTTCTTTTTCACGACTAAAAGCTAGACATTCAATAGGAATATCTTTGTTATTAGTACCTTTTACCCAGTATACATAGCGTGGAAGAACCCCACCAATAAGCCTAACAGAGTTTTCTCCGTCTTTGTACTCGTAAGATTCAACTTTAGATGTTTGTGCTTTGCCTTTGGTTTGTTTAAATGAGAGTGCCATTTGTTTCCTCGTATATAAATTTTAAATGTGCGTGTTTAATTATTAATAGCGGATTGTGTTTAATTGTAGCTATATTTAAGTCTGGGTATAAGGTTAAGTCAAGATGTTTTTGTTTTATGGTTTTATAGGAAAGATAATCTCTGCGTCCAGCTAGCCTAATATACTGTGCCTTAAATATTGCATCTGTTATTTTATCTTCAAATAGTGCTTTTGGATTTAACAAATAACTACTGCCTGCTTCTAGCCCCAAAATAGGTTTGTACTTTTCTCGTGCATTTTTAGGTATCCGAATACCAAGAAAACACTTATGTAGAGCTGCAACTAAATATTCAGGGTCGTTGTTTGTAGCAAACTCTAATTTGTTTAGGTTAAAAAAGAAGATCATTCTTTGAAGTAAAATAATATTATATCACTTTGTAGAACATTTTGCAAGTCAAAATTTTTTAAACCGTTTCAATGTGCCAGCCCTTTCTAAGGTACAAGCCTAGGCGGTTTCTGTTTTGCTTTTTATCAGCCCAACCAGCAAACTGTAGATCTACTACTAGTGGATCTAATTTACCAGGATGTTGTCGTTGTATTCTACCAATAACTTGCTCTAACAAGCTATCGTTGTTCATTGGTATTGCTAGGATAACACAGGAGAGTGAGTTGATTGAGATTCCTTCTGAGAAGATTTGTCTGCTACCAGCAATCGACATTTTTTCACGGTTAAGGAGCTGTTGTTTAATCGTCTGACGCTCATCAAACCCGGTTTCGCCAGTAACCAACACACAATTTTCTCCGATGTATTCTTTGACATTTCGTAAAAACTCCACCCTATCTGCAATTATAAGTACTTGATGCCCTGTTTCTATTTCTTGTTTAGCAATGCCAGCAATAAACTCTTGATAACTGGTATCGTTTGCTAGTGTATTTACTTTTTCAACCCATGTAGCGCCATGTTTAAGTGTGATTCCAGTGTTAACTGTCCTGACCGTTGGGGCCAGTGTGTTACTTTGTGGGGGCTTGATAACATGATTTCCAAAATAATCTTGAAATAAGACGTGTTTTCCATCTTTACGTTGCATTGTTCCCGACAGAGCAATGCGAAATCTACTGTGAAAAGTGTCAATAATTTGTGTAAATGTTGTTGCTGGACAGTGGTGTGCTTCATCTAGAATAATTGTTCCAAATTCTTTGCTTAGTGTATTACAGTGCTTTACAAGCGTTTGCACATTAGCCACAGTAATAGCATGATCTTCCCAATCTAACTTACCACTACCTATAATTCCAGCTCTAATACCAAATAGGTTTTCTACTTCTTCACACCATTGATCTCTAAGCGCTGTAGTGTGAGTAATTACTAGTGTTTTTTGACCCAGCTTTCTAGCAAGATGTAGTGCGGTAAATGTTTTACCCCAGCCTACTAGTGCATTAATAAAGCAGGTATCTGTAATCTCGTCACATACGGCCTGTTGTTCTGGGCGTAGCTCAAACTTAGGGTCTGGAAACGGAGCAGGAACAAGTACTCGTTTATCTACTACTTCCCAGCCTTGAGGAATTAAATCTTTACGGCCTTGTGGAACACTAATAATACCATTACCAATTATTTTATAGTTTCTAATAGTTTCTATACTACTAAAATGTTTACTACCAGTATCTTTTTTAAACTTATAGGTAAGAGTATCAATAATTTTTTTAGATAGTTCTGCACCTGGATCATTTAAGTATATTTTATTACTTATGACTGCTTTCATTTGCTAGATTAGCCTGTAGGTAGTTTTAAATTGATCCAAGTATAAGCCGTATAACATATAACCTAAACCCCACTGTAGTATACCAGCATAGCGTTCACCATTTTGTGGATGTCTGAGAGACTTAAATCTCTGATCTAGACCCTCAATTTCTAGAATACACCCTAGATTGGTCGCAGGTAACACCCTTTTAATCTTCCGGCAAACCAGCTTGGCGCGTGTGGATTTTTTGTACTGAAATAAGTTTCCATGGTTGTCTATAAACCATGTAGTAGGCTTTGCTAATTTTATTAAATCCACCAAGAAGTATATTGCGCGAGTAATAGGAAACAGTTTTGATTGGTCAAGCTGATATTTTAAGTGCAATCGTCTCAGCCCTAGGGTCGGTGCATCTACAGTTCTATCGTCTACAAGACGAAAACCTATAAAACTATTTGTAGAATCTTTATCTACGTACTCTTTAGAGTAGAACACAACCCCATCCTCAACAGTAGGCTTGTGCTCTCCTAGTCTAAATACGGGCCAGACGATCTCCCCTAAATTCATAAGTTTCCTCAAAAGATCCAAAACTGTAGTCATCACCAATATCTTGATCTACTCCAATAGGTGAGCCAGAAATACTGCATCCACGATCAATTTGAGTTCTAGTTTTTAGGATTTTGCAATAAGTATCAACATCTTTTTCATTAACTAGCGCAACAATAGAGTCATGTACTAACATGAATATTTTAGCATCCAAACCAAGTTTATTGACTTCTTGTTGAGTTTCCATTGCAGCCAGCAAGTTCATATCGCTGGCTAGAGATTGTACTTCGCTGTTAATACCGCTGCGTACCTCGTGCGCTGCAATACCTTTATCACTAGAAAACACATTGGGCAACCTACGCTTTCTGCCAAAAAAGCTATAAGTAAACCCATTTTCTTCAATAAACCGTTTGCGACCGTCCAGCCACTTTTTTAGTTTATTAAACTTGTTAAAATATGCGTCAATGTCATCTTGTGCCTGTCTAACTGGATAAGGCTTTCCAGTAGCTTTTGTAACAGTTACAGACACTTTTTGAGCACCAGATCCATATAGGATACCAAAGCTAATAGCCTTAGCACTTTGCCGCATTTCTGGGTATAGTTTCTTAACCTGATCTACTTCACAAGGCAGATTAAACACCATTTTAGCAATCGTACTGTGAAAGTCTCCGCCGCTGCTAAACACTTGTTGCAGGTTTTTATCTGCACTTAATACAGCCGCATAATACATCTCTGCAGTAGTCAAGTCTTGCGAGATTATTTTGTAGCCCAAGGGAGCTCGGATACATCCTTTAATAATTGGATCATCTCGTGGTATTTGTTGTGCATTAAATTTACCGCTAGAACTAAGTCGGCCACTTGTTGTGAAAATAAGATTAAAATTAGTCCTAATTCTACCATCTTTGTCTAGCTCCGGCAGGATTTTATTGATATAAGTATTTTGAATTTTACCTAATTGCCTAACCTTTAGGATAGCACCTGGCAGAGGGTGTTCTTCACTAAGTTTTTCTAGGACTTCGGCGTCTGTAGAAACCGCTCCGGTACTAGTTTTTTTACCTGTAGGCTGTAGTCCAACATAGTCGA